CCTGGTCAACACCCTAATAGATTTGAGATTGATGTTATAAACCACGATAAGAAATTAGCATATGAAATCAAATGGCGGGACGCAGGCACAGATGGCGACCATAAGAATAAGGAGTATAGAAAGGTAGACTTGCTAATTGAAAAAGGATACACGCCTATCAGATTAACATTTTTTATGCCCGAACTAGAGCGCTCATTGAATGCTCAAAAACAAATTATAGACTATTACAATAAACGTGGTAAATCATACACACAAGATAGTGCCTTTGAATACATCAACCGAATGGCCGATATAGATTTACTACAAATATTAAAAGATTTTAAAACGTTTTAAGATGATCTTCGGTTAGAATAATAAAATTCATATCTCTTTTTTCACACCAAGCGTGGGCTGTTGACCACTTCCTCATATTTCTCTCATAAGTTAATACAGCATTTTTATAAACCCTACTTTGACGTTGAGGTTTTTTAGGTTTGCGTGTCTGTTTTTTAGGCTTGATTTCAACAACAAACTTCTTAAGCGATTTGTCTGCTAATCTAACTTTCATATAGAAGTCAGGATAATATCTATGTGGTCTATTGTCAATTGAACGATACCATATAATGATTTCTTCACTACCCCATTCCACTACATTAGGGTTTTTATCACAATATATCATAAAACGTTTCTCCCAACTAGACCTATAAATAATGTTGTTAACATTACCTTTGTACTTCTTTATGTTCAATGGTTTGTATATACCTGTATAGGGACGTTTATCTATATTCTTCAATTTCTTCATAAATCTATTTATTATCAACATAAATAGTACTATGGCAAGTGTATTTGATACAATTAAACTAAATGCAGGGAATACTGATAGGTCTGCTACTTGGTATAGACAACAAGTAAACAAGATCGCAAGTGGTACTACTGCTAGACAATTGTTTAGAGCAGGCAAACTTAACGGAAGACCTAGTGTGGGAAGACTGAACTTATTTGGGTATAATCCTAAATTAAGAAAAATCTTACCTTACTATGACATATTTCCTTTAGTGTTGCCATTAGAGCCTATATCAGGTGGTTTTATGGGTATGAACTTTCACTATTTGCCACCGTTATTAAGATTTAAATTGTTAGAGAAAATGCAAGCAACAGCGTCTGATAAAAGATTTAATAAGAACACAAGATTTGAAGTTGCTTATGATGATGTAAAGGGAATAAGACTGGTTAAACCAACAATTAAAAAGTATTTGTACTCACACGTACAGACAGGATTTTTGAGAGTGAATGCTGACGAGGCTGCAATAGCAATAATGTTGCCTGTACAAAGATTTAAGAAGGCAAGTGTGGGACAAGTTTATTCAGATAGTAGGAGATTTATTTAATGTCAATTATAAGTGTAGGTAAAAGAATAGGAGATTTGGATATCAGACTTGGTATACCACCATCAAAAGAACATTTTGGTGTTAAAGAAATTAACCAAAGAATATCATACAACAACGTATCAACTAATCACAATTCAGTTTATAATATATTCAGATCAGGTATGACACAGGCAGGTGGGTTTGCAAGACCTACTCAATTCCTATGTACAATTGATGGACCACCAATTAGATTAACACGTGGTATTTCATTGTATCCAGACCACGAAGCTAAAAAACAAGATGTTCGTATGGACAAGAGTGCTCAATTGGCTAATGCAATTAAAAAGAATCTACATTTAAGAATGGACTTATTTTGCTCAAATGTAAGTTTACCATCCAGAACAATTACAGATGATGTAAACGAAACATACTATGGTCCTAAAAGAGCTCACGCAAAGAATGTTCAATATGAAGAAGTAACATTGGAGTTTTATACGAGTGCAAACTATGATGAAAGATTATATTTTGAGGCATGGCAAAACGCCATAGTTGATCCTATTAGTCATAACGTAGGATACTATGATGACTATGCAGCCCCTTGTACCATTACTATTACACCATTAACAAAAACATTTACAGCAGCTTTAGCTAATTTTGAACCAACTGGTAATCCTGCTGAAGATAAACAAGCAATTAGAAAAAGTTTAGGTGATGATTCAGGTTTCTCATCTTATCAGGTTCAAATGTATGAAGTATGGCCTAAAACTATTGCTGCTACACCATTGTCTTATGACGCTACCAACTCAATAGTTAAAACAAGTGTAACTTTTACATACAGAAACTTTGCTACTTCAGCATGGAACTATTTGGCAGATAGATCCGCACCAATGAATAGAGAAAAGCAAAGAAATAGACACGAATACAGAACCAATACTACAGCGATACAGGCTAGTCTTTTAGACAATCTACCATTTGGTTTAGGTAGTGAAGTAGGTAGAATAGGTAGACAAGTTTACGAGAAGATAAAAAGAAATTTGCCAATTGGCAGAGTCACAGGTGGAAGAGTATTTCCTAAAGGGTTACCAGACCCTAAAATAATACGAGATATAATATATTAATATTAAAGGAGTTAAATAATGATACCAATAATGAATACACCAGAATATGATTTGACGCTATCAAATAATGTAAAGGTGAGATTTAGACCATTTTTAGTAAAAGAAGAAAAGATTTTACTAATGGCGGTTGAGAATAACGTAGAAACAGAAATGATTAACGCATTGATACAAATTGTACAGGCTTGTATGGTCACCAAAGAGGTTGATGTTACAAAACTACCAGTTTGGGATTTTGAATGGTTATGGTTAAACATAAGATCAAAATCAATCGGTGAGGTTATAGATTTACAACTGAAATGTCCAGATGATGAAAGTCAAGTGGTTGATTACAGTTTTAACATTGACAAGGTTAAACCAGATTTTAATAAGAAAGTGGAAAATAATATAAAGTTTTCCGATACTTATGGTGTAATTATGAGAACACCAACTGTTTTAGAAGTGGCCAATAAAAAGACCATATTAGATTTAACAGTTAATATGGTTAAGGAATGTATTGCACAGATTTATAACGGCGAAGAAATATTTGAAGTTAAGGATATTGAGTCAAAAGAATTAGACCAGTTTGTTGATAATTTAACAATGCCTCAATATGAAAAGATAAGAGGATATTTTGAACAGTTGCCAGTTATATCTCATACGATTAAGTACAAGAATCCTAAATCAGGTGTTGAGCATGAAATGTTATTACAAGGTGCGGCTGATTTTTTTCAGTTACCCTCTTACACGAGAGCCTAGAGAGTTTTTATAGAACAAATTTTGCTTTAATGCAATACCATAAATACTCTTTAAAAGATTTAGAAGGAATGCTACCGTATGAGAGGGAGATATATGTGGACTTATTAATACAACATATTAGAGAAGAAAACGAAAAGATAAGAGAAAAACAAAGGGGATAATTAAAATGTTTGAAGAACAAAAAAAGGACGCAGTAGATACAATAAAATGGGTGTGGTGGTTTTTAAAAGAAGAACTTCCACAATTTTTATCTAACTGGAGAACAGTACCTAGAATTATGATGATATTATATGGTATTGTATTTTATAACACAATGCAATGGTTTATGGCACTACCTGAACCTAACAATGCACAGGCTGGTTTTGTATCAGTAGTTGTTGGTGCTGGTGCTGCTTGGTTTGGGTTATATGTAAACGGCAAATCATCAAAAGTACAATCATCAAAAAATAGAGATACAAGTATAGGTTAAACTAAATGGTCGCTATCAAATCACAACTATTTAAACAAGGTAAGGCAGAGGATTTTAATAAGATTCTTAAAAGGCAAAAGCAGGACGAGTCTGATCCGAAGTTTGCCATATCTGATTCATTACAAGAGTACCAGCAACAGTTAGAGGCTTCTGCTGGGTATCAGAATCAGATGAAGCTTAACAAGGCTAATATCAGACAGGATATAATTAATTTTGTAATTGATTATACTGTTGGTGACCTTGACCAATTAAAAGGTATGGACTTTGATGACGCCAAAACACAACAAAAAACTACAGAAAAGACAATTAAAGAGTATGAAGGTTTACATAAAAAAGGTATAATAAATGATGAAGAAATTGTTTACATAAAAGAAACTGTAGGTAAAACAAATGAACAATTAAGAAAGGTGTTAGGCCTCTCAACTAGATTGTCATTATCATTTAGAGATTTCAAAAAGGAATTAAAACCACTTAAATTAGCAAAACGATTTGGTATGACAAGAATACCAATACTCGGTAAGAAAATAGAAAGAGCAATTGAATCCGAAGAAAGAGCTGAATCAAAAGCTTTGGGGATGAAAAGACAGTTACGTAGAAAAGAACAAAAGGCTGATTTCAAATCTGGAGGTGCAGGAGGATTTGCTCAAGGTGATTTAGGTGCACCAAAACCAGCGCCAAATGAGTCAGGTGGTAGAAAAGATTTAGCTGCTAAGGGAGCAGCAGCAAGTATATTAGGTATGGGTGGTGCAATGGGTGGTGATGGTGAAGATAGAGTCGAAGAAGAACGAGAATCAGATAAACAATTTGATACATCATCTGGTTTATTAGAAAGAATACTTGAAGAAAGTGAATTAACAAATCAATTATTAGGTAAACAAACAAAAAAGAGTGGCGGTTTATTAGGTAAAATTGTTACTGCTTTAGGAGTAGGTGGTGCAATTGCTACAGCTACAGCCCTTATGGGTAAGAACTTAATAGACAAGTTTGGTAATCTAGGCAATACTATAAGGAAAGCACTTGGTTTACCTGTTAAAAATGATGGTGGAAAGAATAAAACAAAAAGTAAAACTAACAGAGCAATGGTCAATCAGGCCAATGAGAAGAAAACAAAAACTCAAAGCAAAGTTGTTTCAAAAAGCAACAGAGCAAATTTAGCAAAATCCAATGTTAAGGCAGTATCTAGTGTTCCTGCAGTTACTACAGGAAGTTCCAACGCAAAACTAAATGCGAAAGCAAATAAATCAGGTTTACAGACAGCAGCCAAGTATGGTAAAAACGCAGTTAGAGGCGCTGGTAGATTGTTGTGGCCAGCCGCAGTTTTGATGGGAGCATGGGATGGTGCTAAAGGTTGGGCAAACGCAGCCGAGACATTAGGCAAAGATGAAGGTGATTTAGATACTGGAGATAAAGTAGCAAGTGCAGTTTCTGGTT